AGGTCGTAGCTGCCTACGAAGAGGAGTTGGCCAGGCTTACGGCGAAACAAGAGGAGCTCAAGGCTCGTCCGCCGACACGGTCGGTTCAGGGGGTGGACATAACATCCAACGACGAAGTTGCGGAAATTGGGAAGCAAATAAACGCGCTGAAGGAAGAGCACAGTGAGGATCTAGCGTCGTTGGGCGGCCGTCGTCGTCGCAAGACCCGTGGTCGTCGGACTCGCAAGTCCCGTCGCAGCCGCAAGACCTCCCGTCGCAAGTACTAAAGGCTGGACTGCGTTTTTTTGGTGTAGAGGGTGTAATGGCAAGGACTCGAAAGGGAAAGACACTTCGAGGAGGTCTCCTAGGCATCGTATCACTGAGAAAGAAGATCTCGACCCAACCGTCTCAATATAAGAAGATCCTGACGGAGTACTTGGGAAGTACTATACGCTCGGTTGGGAAACGTCCGCTGACGCTCGAGGAGTATCCCCTGGTTCGTCGTCAAGCCACCCCCGACTATCGCGATCTCAATAAAGTCACGGTAAAAGGTGCGTGGGAAGACGTTGTAAAAGCATATAAGGCGCTCTCAGACAAGGAAGTACTGGAAGGACGACATGTGAAGGCAGAACTCAATGGCGTACAAGACCCCAGGATGAAAGCTGCGATTCTATCTGGGGCAACTGCTGGGGCGATGACTACTCTGGGCGTGGCAGGCAAAGTTGTTGCACAAACTGGACTATTCGTAGGCACGGTTTTGTGCGGAAGCACAGTTCTTGCCCTCGGAGGCGCAGTGTTTTTGCTCGAATTAGCGACATTCTTCGGGGGTGGAGCATTTATCGGATCTGATTTTAGCGCCTCGAGTGGCGTGTTTAGTGGGATTTCTGGGTGCAATATGATGAGGGGAGGAGGAAGTGCTACTGCAGAAGAAAAGGCGGCTGCAGAGAAGGAAAGACAAAACAAAGATTCTTCTATTCAGGAGTCACTCGTCGATGCAGCACAGGCGCTTCTCCCTCTCCAGAAGGCATACGACGAAGCGCTTGCCAAAGGAATTTCCGCAATACAAGATGTATATGGTGACGCGAACTGGGGTGAGGCTAATAGCAGTGTAATGGTACAAGAAATACATTCTTTTCCAGAATTCCCAGTCGTCAATATCAGCCCGCAGGATCTGCCGACCGCGATGGCGCTGGCCGCTACAGCCGCCGCCGCAACTCCCGAAGCTCACCCAAACCCAACTGAGGACACACCAGAAGCAAACAAGGCGGCCGCTGCGGCCATTGTGAAAACACCCGAGGCAGCCCCCGAGCCTGCGCGGCCGAACAATGTCAACCAAAAGGCCCCACCGCCTCGAAAGGCGCTCCTGCCGCCGACGAAGGCGCCAGAGCCAGCGGCCTGCTGGACATCGTCTGAACCAGAGGGCGACGGCGTGAAAGCGTGGACACATACAGACGGAAGGTTTGAATGGGGAACTGGAGACAAAGGAATAGACACACCAGATGGTGGCCCAAAATGTCCTGGTAATGGAGGCCGTAAGCGTCGTGTCCGTGGTGGTGGTCCCAGCGGCGTAAAGCCCACACCCACTGGTGGTCGTCGTACGCGCCGTCGCCAGCCCCGCCGCAAAACCTCTCGCCGTAAGCAGTAATGGGGCAAGCTCAATCCTTTGCGTATAACCTTGGACCTGGCATCCCTGAGGAGCCACCGAAAACACAGACTGTCGTAGATGTAGCCACCTGCACCTACGACACCCCCTTATACTGCGACATGGCCATTGGACTGGTGTTCTTCAACCCTGCCAAGTCCAAGCGCATGCTCATGAACTATCTGTACATGGTGGAGAAGCTGAAGCGGGCCAAGCTGCCGTACTACACACTGGAGCTGACCTATGGAAACGCTGCACCCGAAATCACGGATGCAGTCCATGTCAGTGCCAAGACCATCATGTTCAACAAGGAACAGCTCTGCCGTTTGCTGGAGCGTCGGATCCCGTGGCGCTTCTCCAAGGTGGTGTTTCTGGATGCCGACCTGGTCTTCACGAGCCGAACCTGGTACGCAGACACCTCCAAGCAGCTGGCCAAGCACGATGTGGTCCAGCCCTTTTCCTCGGCCGTGTGGCTCGACATCACCTACACCAAGCCAACGCTGGAGCGCTCGAGCGTCGTGTACATGAATCGGGACAAGACCTACAACCATACCTACCACCCGGGGTTCGCATGGGGCTTCAAGCGGTCGTGGTTCCGCAGGTACGGGTTCTACGAGTACGCCATCACGGGAAGCGGCGACACGCTGAGCACAGCGGCCTGGTTGGGCGTCGAGTTTCCCAAGGGCTATCTCAAACCCGCATTCGTTCGTTCCTTCGCCGACTACCGCAGAATGCCAAGGCCCACCATGGGGTGTGCGCCAGGCAAAGTGTACCACCTGTGGCATGGAACGCACAAGAACCGCCAGTATGTGGATCGCCATGCCATCCTGGACGGAATCGCCGATGTCCAGCGTATTGTGCGTCCAAACTGGGACGGGGTCTTCGAGCTGAACGACAAGGCCGTGGACGCCAAGTTGCGCGAGTACTTTACCCAGAGGGAGGACGACGGAGTTTAAAGATATTTTCTCGGTGATACTCATACATCACGTTAATGGTGAAGCATCTGTGCACGCTGGCCCACCGCGTGCTTCAGACTCAGCAAACCTTGTCGTGTGCAGTAACCCGAATGCAGTATGGATTCTTACCCCAAGAAAACGCTAAACAAGCCCAACGCCATCTAACCGAACTGTCCAATCTCCTTCGTGAGATGGAAGAGACCCTCAAGACGCAGAAACCCGCTTATACCCAGTTGCAAAGGATACATCAATGAACGAAAAAGAAGGTGCATTTACTGTCATGTGTATTTCCGCACTCGCCGCGTGCTGCGTGCTTTCCTTCTGCGGGCATGCGATTCGCAGGAGGCCATTTCACTCGCCTCCCGAGGCCGACCCCGAAGACCCAATCGACTTCAGCTCGAACCCAAAGTCATCCTCCGTGAGCGTCGGCTCGTGACGGCGGATAATCTCCTTCATGACCTCCTGGCCACGCTCGCCTAGGATGTCACGCAGGTACGTGTCCAGTGTCTTCTTCGACAGCGTCCAGCCCCGCTTCCACTGGTTCGGGCGCTTGACCGCAAAGGTCATCTTGGACTCCTTCAGCTCAATCTTGTCGGGCAGCACATTGTTCGCGTAGACCGCAGCCAAATCCAGTTCCAGTGTTCGCTTGCGATCGCGAACCTCGGCAATCTCGGCATTCATCTCCGCGAGGCGCTTGGTGGTCTGGATGTACTTGCTAAGAACGGGCTTGAGGTCCTCCATGGTTTGCTCCATCTCCTTAAAAACATCTGTTCGTTTTCAACAAGAGGGCATGCTGCTGTTCGATGCCAAGGAGATTGATCGTCTCCGCGAGGTCTACAACAAGGAACACCCCAAAGAAAAGCCCATGGCAAAGGATTCTCCGACCAAGATGTGGGCAGAGCTGAAGCAGCGGCTCCACTCCAAGTGCGCAGAGGGCACGCCGTCCTGCATTGTCACATCCTTGATGGAGCCCCCGGACGCTCCTGCGGACTGGGCCGCCAAGCGGACGGACTGGCTGTCGAGCGATGACATTGAGATGGTCGAGAAGCAGTACACTCGACTCTTTGACGGCTACTACTTTGTGGGCTGCGTGCCCATCGACTTTGACAAGAAGTCTGAGCTGTCGGAGTGCCTGGTGAGTGCTCTGTGCTCCATGCGGATCGACAAGCTGGCCAAGAAGGGTAAGACGCGCATCGGAATCGTCTTCAACACGGACACCTCGGACGGGCCTGGTGAGCACTGGATTGCGGCCTTTGTCGACATTCGGCCCGACTTGGCCTACCCTCGCATGACCTACTTTGATTCGTACGCCCAGCACCCCGAGCCGCAGATTGTGGAGTTGATGACACGGTGGCAATGCCAGTGGGATGCAGTGTCTGGCCAGTCCTCGATGCACCTCTCCTACAATACCATTCGCCACCAGCAGAAGGATTCCGAGTGTGGAATGTACTGCATCTACTTTCACTACGCCTGCCTCATGAACCTCCCGATGGACCATCGTATTCCCGACGACGAGATGAACGCGTTCCGCAACCTGCTGTTCAGAATGCCCGAAAAGTAGTCGTCGGACTACACAATGGAAGTTCTTTTGGGTATTGGAGCCATTGCCCTCGCAGGGTTCTTGATTTCGCGTGAGGTCGGTGCCGAGTTCCCGACTCCTGAGAACACGCAGCGGAAACGCATAGCCGATTACTACGTGGCTGGAACAACCAATGTGGAGGAGGCCCTGTCGAGTGGCAAGCGCCTGCTCGAGCTCCACATCGGATCCGATATGCAGGACCGCCCCGTGATTCTGCCTTCGGAGCAGCCGTTTGAGCCCGTGTGTGTTACTCTACTGAACAAGGCCTTCGGCAACAAGGATCCGTTCATTCTGTCCCTGGTCTTTCGCACGGATACCACGGTGACCCTGAATGCAGTGGCCAAGTCTCTGCGCGAGACTGTCCATCGCCACCTCGTGCCGCCCACGCCCGATCTAGCCGATGTCCCGCTGGACTCCCTGGCGAACAAGTTGATTATTGTGTCAGGCCCCGAGACGCGTGGGTCTGATTTGGAATCGCTGGTGACTCTGTCGTGGGGCGACTCGGGTCTGCGGCGACTGGACTATGCGCGCGCCCTCCACCCTCGCGAGCCCGAGGAGCTGAGGCAGTTTGCGGCACACCACCTGGTCTTGGTGGTAACGGACAAGTCGAAAAATGTCTACGCGGGCGACAATGAGATCATTGCGTCGGGTTGCCAGTGGAACCTTGCAGGCACAGGATCTGGATTCATCGAGCGCGTTTGATTTTCTTGCTGAACTAACAAAATGGCGAACAAGTGGCTCTCTCACGTGAAGCAGACGATGGCGGAGATGAAGCGCAAGGGCACCTACAAGAAGGGCATGGGCCTGTCGCAGGTCATCAAGGCGGCGAAGCTGACCTACAAGAAGTCGGCATCCGCTGGCCCTGCCGCGAAGAAGACTCGCCGCGCCCACCGTGGCCACCGCAAGTCGCGCAAGGGCTTCATGGGAATGATGTAAGCAGCTTGATCATTGCGTAGACTCCAACACAGAACCAACCCAACATGTACACTTGCATACACAGCGGCACATGTTCGTGCCTCTGTTTAGCCAAGTAGTTCTCGGTGGGAAATCCGATGAGTCCGTTGGTGGTCTCGTTGTTTGGTGTACCCTCCTCCTCGCATCTTTCTGCAGGTCTTCCCATGGTAGGATTTCTTTGAACAGCCACTTTTGTAGTAAGCCACATGGTGTGAATAACCTCGGTAGGTAGGAATGTGCGAACCCGTTTTTGAGGACAATGCCTTCAACAACCCGTGCATCCACTTTGTGTAGGCACGCTGGGACTCCAAGGCGGGTTCGTGGGAGTCTACGTAGTCGCTGAACACCTTGCGCAGCTCTTCGAACGGATATGCCTTGGCCAGAGCGTGCATAAAAGTCCGCTGCAGGGCCATGTCCGTTTCCTCGGGTTTGGTCGGATACACGTAGGCGACGGACATCAGGAAGTCGCGGCCTGGGACCTTGGTGGGCTTCATGGCCATGTACTTGGCCTTGACAGCAGCAAACTCTGGGTCCTCACCAGGGTTCACCACCGTCGGGTCATCGGCACACTGAGTGCGGAGTTTGTTATTCACCATGTTGTGAATCTCATACAGCCACTTGCCAGGGTCTCCACGCAGAGGGTGAGCGTGGACGAACTTCGTGGTGCTGGCACGGCAGTACTTGCAGGGGAGTACATCCTTCATGATGTTCAAGACATCGTCGGGATGGGGAGAGCGAAAGGCAATCAGGTGGAACAGTTCCCACCCACTCGGCCCCCAGAAGCGAGTATCCATTGTGTCTAGCGAACATCTTTCGTAGCGATCCACGCGGCGATCTGGAGGGTCATTGCTGCATCGGATACGGGGTCGTGGGCCTTACCGACAGGGAATGCCTTCTTCAGCCCAGCATCCAGCTCCTTCTTGATGCAGTCGTAGGCACCTTCCAACTTGGCCGTCTTGCATCGCTTGTTGAACTCGGGGTTGTGGGTGGCAATGTCCACGATACCCAGCGGCGGATGAAACGCAAAGCCGTGAATCTTGCAGGCAGACTTCAATGCTTTCAGGTCCATGTCTCCCTTCACCACCACGACAGACTCGCCGACCAGCTTGACGAATCCCTTGAGCCACGACGCGGGCTTCAAGTGAGGCTTGACCTTGGGGTCTGCAAAGTACTCCTTCACAATGTCATTGTTTCCCAAGAACTCGGGCGCCGACCGTTCCGTCTCCTCCAGAATATCGAGAAGCTCGGCAGTCGCAGGTGTCGTCGTGGAGAACTTGGACGACACGCGGTTCAACTGCCCAGCGGGCGCGGGCAGGACGGCAAAGAAGGGCGGTGTGCGCGTCCATGCATCTCCAGTGCGAGTCAAGTGGTACCCACCCACTTCACGGGGCAGGAAGGCCGCCCCCTTGTGCCAGAACTCGCAGTCGAACGCAAGTAAGGATGTACAACCACCTGCCAACCGATCCAACGCGGCGTTGCGGATCTTCATTATACACTTCCCCAAAAAGAATGTGAACCTGAAAACAAAATGCTCGACACACGCGACATCATCATCCTCACAGCGGCCTTCTACCTTGGCAGTGTGGTGTCCAAGTTCTTCGGGTCTCTGACTGACGGCATCATCATGCCGCTCCTGGCCCCCGCGGTTTCCGCGGAGAAGGGTGTCTCTGCCTTCACCGTGAAGTTCGGGTCGACGAACCTCAAGGTCGGACAGGCGCTGGTGGACCTCATCAACCTCGTCGTGTCCTTCGTGATTGTCGTGTTCACCATCGGCCTCCTGCGCACGTATGTTCTGAGCCGCATCGGCGCTCGGCGCCAAGGCGGCGGCGACGAATAAAAACGAGGTAACTCACAATGAGTGAAACACCTGCTGCTGCACCTGCTTCAACTGCATGGTCTCTTCCTAAGTTGTACGACCCCGAACGAAAGTGGTTTTGGCAGTCGTCGACAACTACCACATCTGCGCCTGCCGCTGCTGCAGCGGCTGGTGGCCGTCGTCGCACCTACCGCAAGAAGTCCAAGTCTAAGCGTCGCCGAGTCGGAAGGAGGTCCACCCGCCACTAGGGATCTTGCCATGGCTCGCCTCGAGCCGCTTCTTCAGCTCGGCACCCGACGCACCCACGCCAAAGCGCTGGACATCGTTGGTCCGCTTCCACTCGTTGAACATAATCTGAACCGCAGTCCATGTAACGGTGCCACGCTCCTCGCCCTCGGCGAGCGGCTGTGCTGCGTGGACCTTCTCACGGAGGAACTTGGCGATCGCGTCATTGTCCTCCTTGTAGTCACTCGTATAGGCCATGACCTTTGCAGGCGGAGTCAGCTTGCGGTGGCCATTGCCCTCCTTGAACACATGCACCAGATAAGACAGGAAGCACGCGGCCCACTCGGGGGACACCACCTTGGCCTGGATCGACTCGTCCATCAGCTTCTCGTGGGACTTCACGGGGTTCACCACGAACTTGTTCGGGTAGTCCACGACCACCAGACGACGCCAGGTACCACCGTCCGTGGTGTTGATCACGGGCTTGTCGTTGCAAGAGAAGAAGAAGCGGAACTGCGGAACAAACTCCACCATCTGCTTGGACCCCGCGTACAGATCGCGGCAGATCACGGGCTCCGAAGAGGTCAGCTCCTTGAGGTACCCGCTGTTGAACGACGCGCCCTCGTCGGGCTCGGACATGGTCGCAAAGCGCTTTCCCTTCAGCCTCATCAAATCGGGATTTGCAGAGCCCGTCTTGCCGCGGCCCTGCGTCAACATCGTCACCGAGGCCTTGGTCGCGTAATCGCCCAGCGCCTTCATCATCAAGTTCATGAGCATGGACTTACCATTCGAACCATTGCCTGTCAGAATGTGGAACTTCTGCGACTCGTTAGCTCCCGACAGAGTCGTGGACAGGCACGCAAGGAAGTAGGTCCTCACCTCGGGGTCGGGAAGGACATCGTGGATGAACTTGTTGAGCTCGTTCCAGCAGTCGTGCTGGTAATACGGCTTCTCGGCATCATAGTCCAAGTTGGTCGAGAAGGAGATGTAGTCCTCGGGCTTACCGTCGCGGAACTCCATCTTCAGCGTGTCCAGCACACCATTGTTGAAGGCAATCAAGTTGTGGTTCTCATCCACCTTGTTCACAAACTCCTCGTCCAAGAAGAGCTCGCGACACTCGCGCATCACATTCTCCTTGAATCGACTGGTCTTCAGCTTCATGCGCATGTCCGTGTAGGTCTTCAGCTTCTTCTCTGCACGGCATCGGTCACACGTCGTCTCCTCGTGCTTGCCATCGGGACACTGCGGAATGTCCTCCATCTGCGACATGAAGATCTTGGCCTGGTCCCAGAAGCGCCGCGCCACCTCGTTCGACAGCCTGCACTGCAGGTCAATGCCCTTGTCGGTCTCCTTCCATGTGTGGGTCATGAAGCGGAACCAGTTCGACGAGCTGAAGCGGGCACACTTATACATGTCGCGGTACATCGAGAACACCACCAAGGCCACATCGTGCTCCGTCTGCGTGGACACAGCCTCGTTGACTAGGTAGTCAATGTTGCGCTTCTCAATCTCCTCGTACTTGTCAAAGTTGTCAATCCTCGACCAATTCAGCAGACTCTTCTCGCTGAGCCGAGCACCGTCATTGCGGAAGGTGAAGGAGTCCCACTTCTGAATCGACTCACGCTCCTTGTAGCCCTCGCCCTGCGCAGAGAACTCCAGCCAGGTCCCCGCCAGGTCCGAGTGGATGTTCTTCATGCAGAGACCCGTGTTGATCCAGTCGGGATAGGACTTGTAGCGGAACTCGGCCAAGTTGAAGATGTGATCGCGGAACCGACGCAGCTGGTCCTCGGTCAGAGGCGTCTGGACCGTCATGCGAGTCGGCGAGGACCCACGGGAATTCACATCGCCCTGACGCACGGCGGGACGTCCACGGGCAGGCAAGACCGCGGCACCGCCCGAGATACGAACAGGCTCCTCCGTCCGATCGTAGAGCTTTCCCGCGTCCGTCAGCGGAGACGCGTCCGACGAGTGGGCCCGCACAGAGTACTTGCGAATCAGATCCGAGGTGATTCGAGGCTCCTCATCGTCAATCGTCGTCTCTCCAGACTTAGGGTCCCAGTCCACAGTATACTTGAAGCGATATGGCAGGGGCTGGACACCATTCTCGAGCGGCTTACCCGAGCGCAGGAGCGGCCACCACGTCGTGTGGTTCAACACCGCAGAGTCGTAGACATCCCGCCACCCCTTCTTCAGACCGAGAGCAGGGAAGTGAGCCTCCATTCGCGGAAGCAGGGCATTCTTGATCGCATTCTCCACACCCTTGTTCGTCTTGATCTGGGGAACCACAATGTGGATGCCAGACTTTGACTCGTTCTTTGAAGGGTAGTAGGTGGGTTCGGGCTTCTCCATCACGCACACCTCGACCACACTCTCGTCGGGGATTGCGTGGTAGCGCTTCACCTCAGACATGTAGTCCTTGACAAACGACACCACCTGCGCCTGGGTGTGCCGATGGTCCTCCACCTTGCCCTCATAAATGAAGTCGAGGTCCACTCGCAAGGACCCGATCGGCGTCATCTTCTCTGTGATGGTCAGCATGCCAACATTCTTGACATAGTCCGCATACAGGTCATAGAAGTGCGCAAGATCATCCTCGTTGGAGATATTGTACATCTTGCAGATGGCCCGAAGCTGGTGAGTCTCCTGACCAGAACCCTTATCAGATTCGTGCTTCTCAAGAAAGGTGCGAAGCTTAGAAGGCTGCATCCTGTATTGAAGGGGGGACAAGAATCCAGATGCGACTGGTCCATTTTTAACGCACAAAACCGTGAACGTGGAATTGAGAAGGGTTTGGAAATGGATAGCGTTTCTCTAGGGGAAACACAAGGCAATGAAGTTCTGCACTCAGTGTTCCAACTTTCTGTACGACATTGTAGAGCGCGAGGCAGAGGGGCGGAAGGGCGCGTTCCTCAAGTGCCGCTCGTGTCCCTACGAGGAGCCCATCATGAAGGAGAATCCTGTGGTCTACGAGCATGACCTGAAGCAGGATACCTCCGTCCAGTATTCGATCAATCCGTACCTGAAGTACGACTCGACCCTACCCCGCTTCAAGACCATGGTGTGTCCGAACCAGACCTGCTCTACCCGAGGCAAGGAGTCCGACATTGTGGGGATCAAGCTGGACCCCGTCAATGTAGTTTGGATGTATCAGTGCGCAGTGTGCGACGAGATGTGGAAGCAGAGTGCGAAGGGTGTGTGAGGGAGAGGAGGAGACGAAGGCGACGTCTCATGCGACGTGGGGCCGACCAGGAGGAGGCGGGCTGAACAGGCGCACAGCCGAGCCAGGAGCAAGGGGTGTAGTGCCCGCACCGCTCGTGGACACCGTCGACAGGTTCTTGGGGTGATTGACATATCCGCGGCCCTTGTATGGCACCACGCGGCCGTAGGCAGTCTGCGACAGAGTTGTATTCGAAGGGGTGACGCTCAACGCCGCCTGACCCGCAAGCAACTGGGCATACAGCGGGGTCCTCGTGGCAAAAGGCTGGTTGGATGTCTGAATTGTGGTGGGCACTTTTCCATTCTGGTAGGCCAACGCCGCGGCTTGGTTCTTGATAAAGGTCGTGTAGTCCGAGGCAGAGAGCGTCGGCATTTGTGACTTGCCCCGATTATTTCCCCGTTGATTTGGAGGTCACAACCTTGGAAACCGCAACCACCGACTTCACAGGGTTCACTGTCACGGATACTTTGGACGCCAAGACAACCGAACTCACGGCAGCAGCAGCCGGCACCAATGTAGCCGCCGCCGCCGATGCTTTTGACTGGACGGTGGGTGCCTTCAGAGTTTGTGCATTGGCTTTGATGTGTCGAGTCCAAGAAGAGGCATCAGGAGTTCCACGCGACATTTATTGAAAACGAAAGAAGATTCCCACAAGATAAGGAGACTCATGTCTGACCATCCTGAAGTCAAGCCCGTGTTTCGTCCTGAGGTTGTGGAGGCCCTGAAGGTGGCCCGTGTTACGCAGCCGTACTTCACCAAGTACGAGTATGTGGACATGCTGGCCGCGCGGGCTCAGCAGATTGCAGACGGCGCCAAGCCCCTTGTGGGGTTGGAGGGTCTCAAGACGGGAGATCCGATGTTCTTGTGGAATGTGGCGAAGCGGGAGATTGAGCAACGCAAACTGCCCTTCATGGTGCGTCGGCAACTTCCAAACGGGACATCGGAGTTCTGGAGCGCTCAAGAGCTAGAGATGAATTGGTAAGCAGAATGCCCATCACAAGCCCGAACGACGCTGCCCAGTGGAGACTGACATGATAGGGAGTTGCAATGCGCACGTCGGGATTCCATACCAAGTCCTTTTTGATGTAGCCGTAGTAGAACATCGTCATGCAGTATGCGACGCAACACACGTATGTGACCATTACATAGTCCCGCTGGATCACGAGGGGAAGAGCAGATGGCACGAGGCTGTTGGCGGCCACAAAGTCAATCCAGAACACCATGGGGTGCTTGGTGAGATGGTAGGTGATCGACACGACGGTCACGCCCGAGTGATACCATACTCGCACAGTGTCTCCCGACTTCCAGGCGGCCCAGGCTGGAAACATCAACAGCAAGCTGGAGGTGGCCAACACATAGTTGGGTTTCATTGGTTATTCCCCCGAAAGGCGACTGAGATCTTCTGCCGAAGGAGGAAACAGCAGCTCCGTCTTGGACGGGGTGCCAGGTGCATATACGGTCGGCGTCTCGTGCTTCGTGGTTCCATTGGCCATGGACACGTCGATGGAGTTGGCCGAGAAGCGGCTCACATCGGGGTCGTAGGTCGACTGGAAGGGACTCGCCGTGAAGATGTAGACAAACAATCCGAGAATCACAACCACAAAGAGGAGGACTCCTGCTGTGCGGAGCTTCGGGAACTTGACCTTCATTACTTGTTTGACTCGAAAAAACGGAAGCCGCTGAACTAGTAAACCAACCGACCATGGACTTTCCGATCGTTGTACGCTGCTACACCTGCAATCTCCCTCTCGCTGGCAAGTGGCTTCGCTTCCTCGAGCTGGTGAAGGAGGGACGTCGTGAGGATGGGCGCCCTGAGACCTCTGAGATTCTGTATTTGACCCATTCAACAACCGTCACTGCCGAGGGACGCGCCATGACAGCCCTCGGGTTGACACGGGAGTGCTGCCGTCGCCACCTCCTGACGCATCCTGGCGTATGAATTTCCCACGCAGAAGGTAAGGATGTCATCCTATAGCGAATACCTGAACCGCCACAAGCAGCGGCTTCCGAACATTGTGGATACTCGCCCCCACCGCGATGCGGGGCACCAGACGGAGATTATCCGTATGCAGGCAGCCTCTGGCAACTACGAGACTGTCGTTCCCAATACGGCCTGTGCATTGGTCCTGAATGCTCCCTCGACGGCGTCCGCGGCTAACACGGTGTATGGTGGCGGTCACACTGTACAGGATGCCTCTACCTTTTTGGCATTCCAGGGTGGTGGTGCAGTGGCCAATGGTGCAGCTCCCCAGAACGCCAAGCCCGCGCAGATCACCCTGCCCTGCTACACGCGGGCCATGATCCCTGAGCTCCAGGACATGTTGGCGGGTACGGCCCTGGTGGGCAAGGTGGATCCCAAGGTCTACGCCAATCGGCAGGGATACAAGACCACGCCCAACGGCAACTGCTGCCCCACATGCAAGCGGGTTGAGTTTGCGGGTTCATGCGCATGCAAGGTGCCAGCCACGCTTAAAAACGCTTACCAGTACCCTCGCACAGTAACATAATGCTTACAGTGTATACCTACATCACTCCGAAACCTGCGGATGTTTTTGACTTGTCAGAGACTCCCCTAGATGCCTTGGCCGACACAGCCACGGCAATTCTGTCCCATCACAAGACGGCCGTCATCTGGTTCGGCTATCTTGAAGGGTGGATGTTGACTCCCATGGAGGAAGTAAGGCTTCGCAAGGTCATTCGTGCCTTTCCCTGCCATGTTGTGTGCAGAGTCCCCCTGTCGCTCTCCAACGCCTGGAAAAACGAAATCGATTTCATTTACACGGCGTCACCCCATGGACACTCCGACACTGACCACGATGGTGGTTCTGTATGCCCTGGATGTGAAGATGAACACCACAACCCTACTCGAGTCACTGCCCCTGACGGACGCCCTGATCAAGATTGAGAAGCAGGGGTCGCCGATTCGAGGAAGCAGTAAGCGCGATTTGATCAAGCGACGCAGCAAGAAGGTCGTGGCCAAGCGAACTACAGGCTTCGGCCACAATTCCATCACCGTGGTCGTCATGAGCGATGGAGACGGAACTCTTCTTCGCAAGGAGATCACGGTCAAGGTCTTCCAGAACGGCGTGTTTCACATCACGGGCGTTCTGGACGAGAAATATGATCGGGATGTCATGGCGTTCCTCCAGTCGCATATCAAGGCCAACTGTCCAGCCGCAGTGACCGAGGGAACGTGGGAGCTGAAGAACAGGCGGGTGGTACTCATGAACTACAAGACGCGGCTCACCACGACTACGAGCTTGTCGCGCGAGCAGCTCTATGCAGGTTTACGCGCGGCTGGCGTCAAGACGGATTACGAGCCAGCAGTGTATCCTGCAGTCAAGATCTACTTTCCCGAAACCAAGTGGATTGCCAAGGTGTTCCGCACAGGGAACATTATTCTGACGGGAATGACGGCACACGACGAGTGCATGCGCCTTGTCTCTGCGTTGAAACCGCTTATACATTCTGTGAGTACTCCTCATAATGCAGGCCCGTGAACTGACACCAGAGGAAGTCGCAGCAGGAGAGCGTCACATTACATCCGTCGATCTCAATGCAACGGAGATTCAGGCACTCGTGCGCAACATGGACCACTCGAAGAAGAAGTGGCGCTCTCTGGGTCGCGATGAGTTCATGGCCAAGCTGCAGGAGGAGAACTCTGTTTTGTATTACAACTACCCCAGTTTGTGGCAGATGCACGCCGAGGACCGCCTGGATTCCACCTTTTTTGAGATGCTGGCCATGAAGCGGAAAGTGGAAAAGGGTGAGATTACGGCCGAGCAAGCATCGGTCGTTGTGGGCAAGAAGCTGTACGAGAAGTTCGTTCCGCAGGTCACGGAGAATGCACCGCCCGTGCCGACCATGAGTTACGAGCAGTACTATAAGCAGTTTGGCTCTTCGACTACCCGTAGCGCTCCCGCATCTCAGAATAGGTCATCGGAACATCCTTGAACTTGGCCAGCGACGCAAACTGCTGCTTCAAGGTCATGTTGTTGTTGGTCTGGGACAGAAAGTCCTCGCGCGTGGCAGGGGTTGGAAGGTCCATCTGTTCCTCAGTGAGTGGATCGACGGCAGTGACCACACCCGTGGCCGCACATCCCGCATCCACAAAGGACTCGAACGTTGTATTGCCCTCCATACGCGTGAAGATGTCCTTGATGGTCTTGACATTCCCCAGAAGCTTGGGCATAGGTGTGAGAGGGCGCTGAGGCGGCACCGGGTTTCCAGAGAGATCCATCGTGTATGAACTTTCCTTATCCATGGACATTGTTTCCGTTTTTAGTATGCGTAAAAAGAAAATGACGCCAATCCTCGCAGAGTTTCTCGGCACACTGCTTTTGATTGCCACCATTTCGTTTGTGGGTACACCCCTGGCCATTGGTGCGTCACTTGCCCTTGGTGTGTTTCTCTTGGGTCCTTACTCGGGTGGACACTTCAACCCCGCTGTGACGCTGTGGGCATTCCTGTCCAACAAGGTCAGTCCCAGCCGCGCAATGATGCATGTGGCTGCTCAGTGCCTGGCTGCCGTCTCCGTCTTTGCATTGAAGACGGCAATGTGATTCGCAAAGTCCTCGGACATTGCGCGGGCCGAGATGTTCGGGTGAAGCCACTTGGACGCCTCCAGCAGACTCACATCATCCTCACCCATGTGCTCGTTGAGCACCTTGTCGACGCGGTAGTGAATGGCCAGCGGGCTGCGGTGCAGAGCCGTCGCCACCTCGGGAACAGTCTTGTTCTCGTGGCGGAACATACGGATCATGTCACGCTCCTCCTCCTGGGTCCAGCGTTCACCTGCCATGTTGTAGCGATTCATCGTCACTCGGGCGGACTCACCGCTGAAGTCGAGGACGCGGGCGACAGGGACGGCACGGGCGATCATGTTGTTCTGGGAACGAGTGTAAGCAGGCATCTTGGTATGAGGTGGAGTTCCCTCTCGTACCAAGTTTCCGTTTTTGGGGAGTGTGCCGCAGGGAGGGATTGAACCTCCGACCTACCGCTGATTGTGTTTCCGAAGGAGGTCCTCCGACTGTACAAAGCGGGTGCTCTACCACTGAGCTACTACGGCTGGGTGAAATGTAATGTGGGTGTTACACGAAATGGGATTCGAACCCATGAGCTTGCGCAGCAGGTCTTGAATCTGCCTCCTTAACCACTCGGACATTCGTGTGGGGTACGGGCTGAGTAAGCCCTTGGGTTACGAGCGATGGGATTCGAACCCATGCGGTGTGAACCAGCAGATCTTAAGCCTGCCTCCTT